GATCCCCATGCGGCCGCGGCGATTTGTACGGCGGTCCTGGGCGACGAATCGTACGACGCGTCATTCGACGATCCGGCCGTGCTCGTCGACGCGCTCGACACCGCGATCCGGACGGCCCTGGGGCCGGTCGTCGCGCGTCTCAGGGCCGTCGAAACAGCGACGTTAGAGTTAGGGCCGCATGAGGGGCGGATCGCGGCCCTGGAAGCGCTGGAGCCCGTCCCGGGCCCCCCTGGGCCAGCGGGCGCGGACGGGCTCGGATTTGACGACGCAACCGTCGAGTACGACGGGGAGCGTACGATCCTTTTGACCTGGGCCCGTGGCGACGCCCGCCGCGAGCGGTCCATCAAACTGCCCGCCATGCTGTACCGCGGGGTTTTCGCGCAAGGCAAGCTGTATGAGCGGGGCGACGTCGTGACCTGGGCGGGGTCGCTCTGGCATTGCAACGCGGACACGACGACCCGCCCTGGCGACGGGGCGCCAACCTGGACGCTCGCGGTCAAACGCGGGCGGGACGGTGCACGATGACCCTTTGGGCCCCGACCGATCCTGAGCTCGTGACGCTCGACGCCGCGAAAATACATTTACAGGTCGCGGACGACGACCACGACGCGGACGTACAGGAAAAACTCACGGCCGCGAGCGCGACGATCCGCGATTACCTGAAAGAGCGAAACGACCCGACCTGGACGCCCGCCACGGTCCCGCCCTTTATCGCGTCCGCGGTTCTCTTGTATCTCGCGCATTTGTACGAGCACCGCGGCGACGAATTCGGGCAAGACAACGACGATCGCGTATGGGGCGCGATTGCGAATCTCTGTCGACGGTCGCGCGATCCCGCGCTCGCGTAAATGGCGATCGGGGAATTTCGTCACGTCGTGCAATTTCAGACCCCGACGACGGGCCCAGACGGGGACGGGGGCGTTATCGAAACATGGGTCAACCTGGATCCCCGTTGGCCCGTCGCGATCCAACCGGCAACCGTCCGCGACCTAGAACGGAACGCGGCCGGAACGATCGTCGCGACCGCAACACATATCGTCCGCGGCCGCTACCGCCCCGACGTGACGGTCAAAGCGCGGATGCTGTTCGACGGTCGGACGTTTGAAATTACCGGGGTTGCGAGCCCGAAGGAACGAAAGCGCGAGCTTTGGCTATTTGCGGTCGAAACGGTGTGACCCATGCCGAATAAGTTAGTACTCGGCGGATTCTCAGAGCTCCGCGCGGAGCTCGTCGCGCTCCCCGACGCGGTCAACCGCGACGCGGGCCCGATCCTAGTGAGATACGCCCGGGCCGCTCAAACGCAAGTCGTCGCCGCGTACCCAAGCATCACGGGAAAGTTACGGGACGGCGTCCGGGTCGTCGAGCGTACCGCGCGGGGACTCGCGACGCTCTATACGCTCGTGACGTCGGCCCCGTATGCACATATCTTCGAATTCGGATCGGTCCATCAACGGCCGCGGGCGACGTTTCTCCCGATTTCGGAACGCGAACGACGCGCGGGTGTCGTCGCGGTCGCGGCAATGGTCGAATCGAAGGGGCTCGTCGTACGGGGCGCCCATGATTAACGCAACCGACGTCGAGCGGGCGCTAATCGGGAAACTCACGGCCGATCCGGCGCTCGCGGCCGCGTTACCGGACGGGGTTTATTACGACCTTGCCCCGCTCGGGTCGACGCGATTTGTAATCGTTAGTCTGTCGTCGAGTCGGGCGCTATACGAAATCAACGACGGCGAAACGTTGCGGGCGTTTATTTACGTCGTAAAAGGGGTCGCGCTCGGGTCCGCGTCGGACGCGGTCGCGGCCGCGGATAAGCGGATCCAAGAGCTCATCGATCGGCAACCGCTCGACTTACCGCCCGAAGCGGGCGCGACGCTCATGGTTGCGCGTTGGGTTGATCGGATCCGGTTTACGGAAAACGCCAACAACGACATTTGGCAACATCGGGGCGCACGATACGAAATCACGGTCACGCCCGCATAAGGGGGAAGCATGGCACGGCGACATGGGAGTAAAGGATCGGTCGAAATGGACCCCACGGGGGGCGCGTTGGCCGTCGTGGTTGCGTCGCTCAACAAATGGTCGCTCGACATGGCCCGCGATCGCGCGGATGCGACCTGTTTTGGCGACACGAACAAAGTGTACGTACAGGGGTTGCCCGACATCAAAGGCGACCTGGGCGGGATTTGGGACGAAGCCGCGAGTCAACCGTTGTTCGAAGTCGCGCTAGGCGACGTCGCCGCGCTCCTGAAACTCATCCCGTCGACGCTCGCCCCGACGTACCTGTTTACGGGGCTCGCCTATCTCGACGCGGGGATCGAAGTCGCGCACGATGGCGCGGTCACGGTCAAGGGGTCGTTTGTCGCCGCGGGCCCCTGGACAATGGAACCGGCCGGACCCTAAGCGGGCGCAATGGAGTACCGCGGGATCCGGGGCCGCGTCGCCGCGGTCAAATGGTCGTATTTCAACGCGGCCGCGGTTGAGGGGTACGCCGTGACGCGCGACGCGCGTAAGCGTTGGGTCGCGACGGGTACGTTTATCCCGGGACTCGTCGACGCGTACAAACTCGCCCAACGGCCCTTGTTTTTCGTCGCCCCCTTCAAGGGGGGCGCGTGGCGTTGGGAAATCGAATCGATCGCCATGCTCGACGCGGGGCGATTTACGGCCCGCTTGGGGCCCATGACGACAGAGGGGTCAAATGGGATCGCGCGTCCGACGACCTGAAATCGAAATTCTCCCGATTTCCGGGGGCGATACGCTCACGGTCAAAAAGTTTCTCACCGCGGGCGAATTCCGCGAGCTCATCCGGGCGTCGACGAAACCCGTTCGCATGGACGCCGCGAGCGCGGCGAGCGGGCGGGATCTGTCGTTCGAAATCGACCCGACCGAAAGCGGGCTCGCGATGATTCTGGCGTATCTGGTCGATTGGACGTTTACCGATTTCGACGGGCGCCCCGTCACGATTCGCGACCAACCCGCCGCGGTCGTCCGGGCCGCGCTCGACGCGATCGACGCGGATTCGTACATGGAAGTCCAACGGGCGATCCAGGACCACGATAAATCCATGCGGGCGTTTGCCGCGGCAGAAAAAAAAATGACGTCTGGCGGGATAACGCCCGAACCGATTTTGCAATCTGTCGGTTAATGGGTTGGACCCTCGCGGACGTTTGGGATCTGCCCGTGCCCTATTACGAATTTCTAATCGACGAGCTCAACGCGGAAGCGGAGAAAACGAGACAGTAACGCCATGCCACTCACGGCAAATTTTCTGGCGGATTTCTCGTCGTTTATCAACGCGGCGAAGTCCGCGACCGCGTCAACCGACGAGCTCGTCGCCGCGGCGGGCAAAGTCGGCGCCACGATGGATCAAGCGGTCGCGCACGCGGCGACCACTCTCCGCACCGTGGGCCAAAGCGTCGCGGATTTCGGTAAACAAGCGTGGTCGGTTTTGAATTCGTCGCAATTGAAACAATTTGGGAGCGACGTCGCGACGTTTGCCAGCGGGTTTATCCACGAATTTTCCGAAGCGGAAGCGTCAACTAGTCGACTCACGGCAGCCCTAAAAGCGGCGGGGAACGCGTCGCCAGAAGTCACCAAAGCGTACGCGGACATGGCGACCAACCTGCAAAAAATCTCGACGTTTTCCGACGAAGCGTTAACCGACGCGCAAACGCTTTTTACGACGGTCGGGAAAATCGGCCCGGAGTCGATGGAAGCGACACTTCGCGCGACGATGGATCTCGCCGCGGGGATGGCGGGGCAGGGCATGACGCTAGAATCCGCGGCCCTCCTGGTCGCGAAAGCGGCCGCGAGCGACGGCGAATCGTTGGGGAAATTGAAACTTATCCTGGGCGATTCGATCCAACCTGGGGCCAGTTTCGCGGAAGTCATGGAAGCGATCCGCAGGAAATTCGACGGGCAATTTGCAGCGGCTGTCAAGACGACCGCGGGGTCGATGGAAAACCTGAAAAATCAAATGTCCGACGTCAACGAGCAAATCGGACAAGTGTTTGCCGAAAACCTCAAAACCCTAATCGGCCTGTTTCAATCGCTCCCCGAAAGCGTCCAGACGTTCATTATTGCGGCCGTCGCCATTGGGACCGCGATCGCGCCGATCCTGATTTCGCTGTCGTCGCTTGTGACGCTTTTGGGGAGTACCGGGATCGGGGGCGCGATCGGGGCCGCGGCGGGCGCGATCGGGGAATTTTTGTTGCCGATTCTCTCGACGCTCGGCGGGGCGCTGTTAACCGCGGCCGAAGCGGTCGGGGCATTTGTCGCGGGGTTGGTTGGTTGGCCCGCCGTGATTATTGCGGCGATCGTCGCGCTCGCGGCGGGGATCTATTTCTACTGGGACGAAATCGTCGCGTTCCTGCAAAAAGCGGTCGAAAAAGTAAAGTACTTCCTAACCGAAGTACTCCCGCGGGCGTTTACGAGCGTCGTCGAAACGGTCAAGACGTGGTACTACCAAATGAAATACTGGTTGTACGACCAATTCGTCGGGCTCGTTGACTTGCTCGTGAAAGAGCCCGACCGCATTTCCGACGCGTTCAAATGGATGTTTAACAACGTCGTCGGGTTTTCGTATGTGCCCGACATGGTCGAGGGGATCGCAAAAGAATTCGGGCGACTCGATCGCGTCATGGTCGAT